CTAGTAACAAAATCCTATGCCTCCAACCCATACTTGAAGGTAAAGGGTTGTTCCTCAAAAAAATCGGTAGGTTTGTCAGACCTGCGGTAGGGTTCAATGTAATCGCAACTGCTAATACAAAAGGTAAAGGATCTGAGGACGGTAGGTTCATTGGTACTAATGTACTTAATGAAGCATTTCTTGAGAGATTCCCTGTAACCTTTGAGCAAGAGTATCCACCTGTTGGAGTAGAGAAAAGAATACTTGGTGGAGTTGCATCTACTCTAGGTGTTACTGATACAGACTTTATTGCTAGACTTGTAGATTGGGGTGACATCATCCGCAAAACATTCTATGACGGTGGTATTGAAGAGATCATCAGTACTCGTAGATTGGTTCACATCGTTCGTGCATACAGTATCTTTAATAATAAGGCAAAAGCAATTCAAGTTTGTGTAAACAGATTTGATGATGAGACTAAGCAATCATTCTTAGAATTATATGATAAAGTTGATGCAGACTTTGAGTTGCCAAATGAGGAGAGTTGATGTATGATTAACTCATGGAGCCTACTTTACGATGAACTTTATGGAGATGATGAAATGACTGAAGACAATACAATAACACCACAAGAGAGTGATGAGTACGATCCTAAACCACAATCCGATTCAGATGGTGCTGATTGGAATGATCCTATCATAACGGTAGGATCTGGTACTACTGATTCTTTAGATGATACTCTCAATATTAATATTGATAATCATTGGGATTCAGTAACAATTGACACTTCTCAATTGTATGGTGATGAACCGTTATCATTCAGTACACTTTCTGATAATGACGATTCAATAGCACATCATATTACTACACCAGCACCTGGTATAGAATCAGACAATCCTAGAAAATATAAAGAAGATGAAGCTATTAAAGCTCTTCAGGATTATATCTCCACGACATATGGTGGACACTATACTTCCAAAGAGAACAATGTCCAGACACTTGATCTTATCGAATCCGTTGGCGATGCGGAATCTTTCTGCCGTTCTAATGCAATCAAGTATCTAAGTCGATATGACAAGAAAGGACAAGCAAAGCGTGATATATTAAAAGCATTGCATTATTCACTCCTACTTTATCACTTCAGTGGGCAATTAAAAGAAACAACTATTCGTGGCTATGAAACTTTCTGAATCAACTCTTTCACTTCTTAAAAACTTTTCGACTATTAATCAGTCACTTCTTTTTAAGCAAGGTAGTAGACTTCGCACGATTAGTGTAATGAAGAATATTCTTGCTGAAGTAACTATTGAGGAAGAGTTTCCTAAAGATTTTGGTATCTATGATCTTAACCAATTTCTTAATGGATTGGGATTGCATCAGAATCCAGAATTAGATTTTGCTAATGATAATCATGTGGTTATCAAAGAGGGGAGAATGCGTTCTCAATACTTCTTTGCAGATGCTAATGTAATCATTACTCCTCCAGAAAAGGAGATGACACTTCCTAGTGAAGATGTTTCTTTTGAATTAAGAACTGAGCAGTTAGATAAGTTACTTAAAGCAGCAGCAATATATCAACTTCCTGATTTGTCTGTTATTGGTGGAGCAGGTGTTGTTAAATTAATTGTTCGTGATAAGAAGAATGATACTTCTAATAGTTTTGATATAAATGTTGGGGAAACTGAATCAGAGTTTGCTTTTAACTTTAAGGTAGAGAATATTAAGATCCTTCCTGGTGCTTATGATATTACTTGTTCTCAGAAGAACATATCTAAGTTCACTCATAAGAGTCTTGATTTGGTTTATTTCATAGCACTTGAACCTGATTCTACATTCGGGTAATGAAAAGAATATGGAGAACATGGAAGTATGCGTTGGGTAGTTTCTCTGATGAGAAGACCAAGAGGTATGACAATTCTGTTGTCATTGTACGATCTTTCGTGTTTTTTACTTATCTTGTCACTAATTGTTTTATCGTTGCGGGAGTAATCCGTCATTGGAATGACTTATGAGAGATGAATTTTTGTGGGTTGAAAAATATAGACCCAAAACAATTGAAGAATGTATTTTACCAGAACAGACCAAGAAGACCTTTCTTGATTTCCTAGATAAAGGTGAGATACCAAATATGCTTCTTGCTGGTCCTGCTGGATGCGGTAAGACCACAGTAGCAAAGGCACTCTGCAATCAGTTGGGGGTTGATGTCTATGTCATTAATGGGTCGGATGAAGGCAGGTTTCTTGACACTGTTAGGAATAACGCCAAGAACTTCGCATCTACAGTCTCTCTTAGCAGCGAGTCGAAGCATAAAGTCATCATCATCGATGAAGCAGACAATACCACTCCCGACGTACAACTCCTCCTTAGAGCGTCTATTGAGGAGTTCTCAGGAAACTGCAGATTCATTTTCACTTGCAACTACAAAAATAAAATCATTGAACCCCTGCATTCGAGATGTGCTGTGGTGGAGTTTGGTATTCAGGGCAAGTATAAACAAGACATTGCAGTAGCATTCTTTAATAGATTGGTATCAATTTTAGAGCAAGAGAATATTCAAGCAGATAAGAAAGTCCTCGCAGAATTAATTAATAAGCATTTCCCTGATTGGAGAAGGGTTCTCAATGAGTGTCAACGATACTCTGTAGGAGGTAAAATAGATAGTGGTATTCTTGCACATTTCTCAGATGTAAAAGTCAATGATCTCATTAAAAATCTCAAGGAGAAAAACTTTGCGGAAGTTCGTAAATGGTGTGTCAATAACTTGGACAACGATCCTTCTGTTTTATTACGCCGTATTTACGATAGTCTTTACACTTCCTTGGTTCCTTCTACCATCCCTGCTGCTGTTCTCATACTTGCTAAGTATCAGTACCAGATCGCTTTTGTTGCAGATCAGGAAATAAATATGTTAGCATGTCTTACCGAAATAATGGTAGAATGTAAGTTCAGATGAAAGGGAAGAAAATTCTTATTATCCTAGCATTGACTGGATTTGCTAGGGTTGCTATTTTTGCTATACCTGTTGTAGGTATCTACTTTGGGTTTAATTCACCATCTACTCAACAAACCAATGAGAACACAAAATAAAGAAAATTATTATTATTTCTTTTGGGTTATAGCAATGGTTGCTTTCATAGCACCACAAGTGGTTACTGCTATAGCATATCATAAACTTGCAGATAGACTTAGTAGACCAATTCAAGTTGAAATTGTTGAACCATCTAAATTAAAATTAGGTTTATGAGAAGTCAAACACAAGAATCAATAGAAAAATTATTTTCTGCTAAATGGAATCTTCCTCAAGCAGCAGATAATTGTGATCTAAGCTATGATGAGATGAGAGTAATGTTTAATCATTACTGTAAGTCCCATCCACCACTATATAACGAGGATGGGACATTAAATGATGACTCAAACAGAAGAGAAAATTAAACAAGCTGAAGAGCGTATTAAAGAACTTCAAACTTTAATTAAACACTGGAAAAAACTATGATTTTTATTACTAACAGTTATTGGGTAGAGCATGGAAACTATGCAGGACTACCACCAGAAGGGCAACTTGTTGCTGTTATTATTGGACTACTTGCATTTCTAGTAGGTTACGGTTTGTATCTTACATTGGGATCTGGTAAGACTGATTTAAGAGATCCTATTGACGAACATGCTAAAATGCATGAACTAGGCATCGCACATGGTCATGGTGGAAACAAAGATGCGTATGAGATGTCTGGTAAATTAGATAAAACTCATACACATAAGGATTGATCATGAAAAGATTATGGGATATAATAAAAAAATGGTTTAATTTAAATGACCACACACCTTGGGAAAGAAAATGACTAAAGAAATTACAATCAATGCTCCTGAAGGTGCTAAGATTGAAGGGTTACAAATTGAGCAGATTATATCTCAACCAGCAGATCTAGAAGTAGGTCCAGTTAAGGTTGGTGATGCGTCTGTATTGACTTGGACTAATGCTGGTATAGTAGTGGTACTTATTGCTGCTGTTGTTATTGGCAAGAAACTTATTCTAAAATAATAAAATGATTGATAATTATAAAGTTGTAGCACAGACTTCAACTCGTGATCCATATCCAGTTTATAAGTTTCATAATGAACCTGAAGACTGGTCTTGTAATGGGACTGTTAAGATCTCTTGCAAAGATGGTAGAGTTAATGTTACAATACTTGAAAAAGACTCTATTAACATTCATCGACTAGAAGTTTATTCTGAAGATGGTCCTGTTGGTGCGAGACTTACTGAACAACTTTGTCATTCTGAACGACCATGATTACTAAAGAAAAACTAAGAAATCAAGTGAAATCTAAATTCTATTACATCTTCTGGGGTGTAGCAACAGCAACCGTTCTACTAGGTCAAATATATGTTGGTTCTGGATATAGAGTATTTGCTAATTCTTTACTTAGAATATTTGATGCTATTGAAGTAGAAGTTGGTAGAGATTACAACAATGAAAGGTTTTATTAATGGAACAATTTGATAACATGGAACTTTTTCAACTCAGACTTTGTTTGCAGATGACTAAAGAGAAGATGTTTATGGGTGGTGACATGCGTAGACATGCATCTATTACTAAAAAGGTTGAAGACGAAATCTCTGTAAGAGGTATCTAAATGAAACTAACACAAGAAGTAATTGATCAAATCCAAGAAGCTATGTTACATACCAAAATGAATGGTGATGTAAATTGGCAAGATGGTGATGAGATTGATGTGTGTTTAGGTGGTACATTTGCAGGAGATAAGTTTATTAGTATAATAAACAGAACCCGTAGTAATACCACTAAAAAATGAAAACCCTAGAAGATTATTTTTTTATTGGTCTAATTCTTCTTGAAGAGTTTGTTAAGAGAATTTTGATTTCTCCTATTAAACTCCTTACGATGTATGATCATTGGAGTCATAATAGATTAGTAGCAAAAGCTGCTAAAGAAGCAGAAGAAAATCCTCCTACATTACCATGACTGAAGACGAAATAGCAGATATGTTTTTTCAAGAATGCCTGTATAATGCAGGTATAATAGATGAATCCCCTTTTGATGATGAAATCCCTGAAGTCCCTTAAAACACCTTTACGTTACCCTGGCGGTAAGTCTCGTGCTTGCGTCAAGATGGATAAGTATTTTCC